GGGTCTGTGTACTCATTGCCGCTCCAGCTTCAATACCGATGCAGACATTTTGACCGCCTGTAGTGATTGAATCACCTGCATTAGCTCCGACTGCCACATTACCATTGCCATCTGTGATTGCAGTAAGAGCCGCATAACCTAAAGCTACATTATAGTCACAATTATTACCATCACCTGTATTCCCCAGCATTGCAAGAGACCCGACTGCCACATTATGATTACCATCATCTATATTTTCACCGCAAGTATATCCAACATAAACATTGTTGGATTGAGCACAATCCATACCTGATTGAAATCCAACGAAAGTATTATAACCGTCACTGGTTAAAACATTGCCAGATTTGTATCCCACCGCAGTATTTCCATCTCCGCTCGTACACGCAGTCAAAGCCTGATGCCCAATCGCAATTGTCCCTGTATGAGCATTAGTATCAGTAGCATCAAGAGCTTGACTACCAATCGCAATATTTCCTACAAGGTCTAAATCGCTACTACTAAACGATGCCCCTAATAAAGCATCATTACCAATCGCTATATTGTCATTAGTTGTAGCAGTATTATGACTTCCAGCATTAACAGCTCCCATTGCATCTTTACCAATCGCAATATTACGAAATCCATTATTGACAGTATCTGTATCGTTATCTCCAGCCATAGCATCAAGTGCATTGGCTCCGATTGCTACATTCTCATCTCCACCAAGCAAAGCACTAAGAGCATAGTGTCCTATACCAACATTACTATTAGCACCATTCAGAACACCGCTCATAGTATAACTACCAACAGCTACATTATATTCTGATTTAACATTTGCCCAAGCCCCATCCATACAAAAAGCACCAATGCCTATATTATGATTACAATCTTTGGAATCACCACCTAAACCAGTATCATTCATCACATTAAATCCGATTGCAACATTATAGTCAGCAGAATCAGACTCCATTAAAGTCTGGTACCCAAGGGATGTATTACCAATCCCAACAGTAATATCCCGTGATGCACTATATCCAACAGCCGTATTGTGAACAGCAGTCGTGAGGGATGTGAGTGCTTTATAGCCTACAGCGGTTGTCGCATTAGCAAACTGCGCTCCACCAGTACCAGCTTGAACTTTACACGCCTCAAATCCTATAGCAATAGTTCCATCGTTAGATGTATGATTTGCAGTATATAAAGCACCACTACCAATAGCAACACAACCTTCTGCGCTACTCGAAGTATATACAGCATCTGCCCCAAGAATAACATTATTACCGCCTGTCGTTAATGATAGACCTGCTTCAGACCCGACTACAACATTTTTAGCCCCAGAAGTCAAATCAGTAAGAGCATTAAATCCTACTCCAGTATTGTTATCAGCGGCAGTCGTCAATGTTGCATCTCCAACACCATGCCCTATAAATGTATTACGGATAACACCGCTTATTACATTTTGACCAGCTAAATATCCAAATAATGTTGTACCAACTGCACCACTACTGTCATTATTCGATAGTGAGATGCGGGAGTTGGTGTCGAGAGTCATTCTATCACCACCTCCAGCTCTTAAATCTAATGTATCTGTTCCGTGTGTGTAAGTTACTCCACCAACATAAATAGAACTTGCATCACCAAAATAGATTCCACCCTTTGTAGCAGATGCTGTTTGGAAAAAAGCATAAGTATCATTCTCTGCTATTATTATTGCATTGGCATCATAGGGAGCAGATGAAAGAGCAGCTTTCTGGACTCTCATATCACCAGTCACTACTTCTGAAAATGCGTATGAACCTCCGCCATCTATAGTCAAATCTCCCTCTATGGTCACATCGCCCGATATTGTACCTCCAGCCCTTAAAGAACCAACTGTACCGATAAAACTATTTAGTACACTCATCTTAGACCTCCACTATTCTTACAGTATGGGCGGTAGTTGATGTGCTTAGATGATTGAAATATATATCACCATCAATCCCAGATGCTTCAAGACCCAGTGGAACCGTTATGAATGTCAGGGTATTTCCCTGGAGTATTAAATCTCCTGTAGTATTACAATTCGTTTCCCCGTTTGCGAAATTGAAATAGATATCACCCGACGAGTATAATCCTAACTGACTTGCCCCTGTTACTTTTACGTGAACCGTATTAGCAACATTGGCATTTGACCCCGTTGTAGATACGGCATTGACTGTCCATTGACCCCCTGAACCTGCCGCATTGACTGCTTGTTGTACGCTTAATTTGTGTAGATTTGCCATTTTCTTCCTCTCTAAGGTTGACCCACCGTGAACGAGATTGTATTTAGTAGGTTATTTGTTATTCAATTCTTTTTTATTCCCGAATATCTTATCCCAGTTCTCTTGCCATTTTTTACTTGTAGGTTTAGTTCTTGATAGACTGCCCTTACCCTGGGTTCTTAATCCTAACTGTTCCCCAGTGAATTTATGAACCTTACCTGACCTTAATTCTTCCCCTAAATCTTTCATTTCTTTTTAGCCCTTGCCTTGGTTTTCTTTCTTGGCTTTGGAGTACGTTTGGGCTGTTTAACGATAGTGTCCTCCGGGTTTCTTCTATCTAATACCTTTACATACCCTTTGGCTTTTAAATCTTTAATTCTTTGAATCACATCCCTGTCATCACTCTGCTCTGGGATTCTCTTAACCCTCTTGTCTTTTTTATACCAATATTGAGCCATTATACATCCTTTTGTTCTATATGAGGGCGGTTTCCCGCCCCCATAAGTTACAAGTTCAGATTAGTTATTTACAAATCTATATCCACGTTTGTTTGAACTGCTATCAATTAGCACAGTTCCGTAGAGCAAGTCAGCGACCACCTTGGTGCCAAGCGCATCAATGGAATATTCCGCCTGGACCCTCACATCCTGCTGAACTGCCACTGCCGCCGCAGACCGATGAAAAATCGCTCCACAACAAACCGAACCGCCCGTTGAGATAGTGTTAGACATATAGACATTTATTCCGTGTAGTTTGCCGATAAATCCCTTTGAGGAACCGCCTTCATTCAAGACACTTGTATTTCCGCCAGCATCTGCTCTCCAGAAGTATTTAGAAATACCAGCATTTGGGTCAAGAATATCTGCCATCATGGTAGGATTAACAACCAATGAACAATCACCGTCCATGTAGGGGACGTCATTCTCACCCAGGCTGGCTAATGCCGCTTGCCAATCGCCTACCGCAAGGTTATCGTCACCACTTCCTAAAGCCACACTCACATTAAGTCCATCAAGGTCATCCCAGATATCAGCATCCAGCTGTCTTGCGAGCGCCTCGCCAAACATTTTGGTATACTTTGCGACCAAATCCGCTTCTGCCTGTATCATAAGCACATCCTCGAATAACATCGCATTGTAATAATGGTCTGAGATTGTAAGTGAACTTTCAGTTGTCGCAGTCGCATCGAAAGTGACCAACGTATCGATTGTTTTTGAAGTTGCCGTTTTCAAGTCGATTTGAGGTATGTGTATGGTGTCACCCTTACCCCTACCAGCAACCAATGCTGAATAATCTTCAACTAAACCTCTGAAGACTGTTCCGCGCTCGAAAAACCTATAGATGCCGTCAGACCACAACTCTGGCACAAAATCGTCAGCAGTTGAGGTTGTGTGAGCGGCACCTAACATTCCGCCTGTAATAGCCATTTAAGACTCCTTATTTTTTCGCACGATAACTATCCAAAATAGATGCCCAGTTTTCCCGTCTTTCACCGGCAGGTAATTCTGTCCAGTTCTTATTCTCAGGATTAAGACTCCTGGCTGGTGTTCCATCCGTAGAAGCTACCGTACTTGTTTCATTATTTAATTTATTATGAAGGGCTTTAAGCTGGGGAAGTGTTAAATCCCCGAATGCTTCTTTATCCTCTTCACTAAAAGCCGCTAAGAGTTCCTCTCGGTAAGTCTTGATTTCAGCCATAGCGGCTTCAATCACTGGTTCCTGTTCTTTAAGTTTAGAACCTCTTTCCTCGGCAAGTTCCTGCCATTTATTCTGAGCCGCCATCTGATTCTCTCTCTCAGTTTGCGCCTTCTTTTCAAATTTAGCAAGTTTACTCTCTGCGGTTTGCGCCCGATTCCTATACTTTTTGCTTTCTGCAATCAATTCACCAACCTCGGTGCTGGACTGGTTATTCTCATTCTGGCTATCAGGTGCCACCTCTTGTGCTGGTTCTTGCACTGGGTTCGATAGGGTTTTATCTACCGTTCCCTCTGTTTCTATTTCAGACATTCTGTCCTCCGTTGTTTATTGAAAAACTAAATCGGTTCAAATCTTATCCCCTGGTCGCCCTTGAATGGTTTTCTATGGTCAAAATCCTCAAATGTTATCTCATGGGGTATCTCAGCTGGAAAGGCATTGCATTTATAAGGGAATCCCTTTTTTAAATGTTTACATCTCAAGCAGAGCCAAGTCCGCAAAGGTTCTTCTTCATCCCATTGTCTATCCAATCCTTCAGCCATTAGATTTCTACCATTGTTATTTCCATCTCAATTCCTTTAATAGTTTTAGCGGTACCACCTGCGTCTCGGCTCACTATCTTATCAAAGGGTTCTTTTTTAATCTTTGTTATTTTAAACCTACTCCCGGGGGCAAATAATACCTCTTCCTCTGCTTCATATTTTGACCACTTATGAATTGAACGCCCATCCTTGGATTCGATTTTAAATTTCACTCTATAAGGGTGATTCTTGTAGAATTGATCTGGAGCACTATAGTCCCAGGACGTTGACATGAATCCGTCATTACTATATACATCCCCTTCTTTCAAATCTCCATATGTTTTCAAGAAATCTGCCCTCTTTGTTCTTCTTGTTCCCCGATAAACTGTACCCTTGGCGACTGGGAGCCTGTCCATAATTGTTGTCAGTTTATTAGTATAACTCCTTACAGTTGCAATGTGCTGACCAATTGCAACCGGAGCTCCCGATAGGGCAGTAGAATAAGACCCTTTCCTTAAGCTGTTATTCAATGGTTCATGGAGCGTTCCTGTATATAATTTTATATAGTAGGCGTCCCGCTCATTAAGCTTTATGTCTTGAGATGCTTTATCTGCCTGGGAATAACTATTCACCGAAGGTCCCTTCCCTGTAACTCTTGAAATTTCTATGGGTTTGTCCAGGTTCTCCCCTTTATAATCCTCCGGAACAAGTCTACAGTTGCAATTAGAACCGCAAAGACTGAACCCTGACCCAGGTTCGCCAATAAGAGTAAAATAATCCAGGGTGCCAACCTCTCCATGACGTAAAGCACAATCAGGACACACAGTGTCCCCTCTCGTGGTTGCCCATTTATAATACTCAACCCCGGCACTTTCAAACGCTTTTTTCTCCACACTTCTTGAGGCGTGAGTTATCCCGTTCTTTACAGTGTGTTTGAACTGGTTCTTTAAGCTTCCAAATATCGGACCAGAGGTATTTAAATCATTCAACAGAGATTGTCTTATGGCGTCAGTACTCATCCCATCGGCTCTCATATTATTGACCAATGTTTCCAGGGTAATCGCAAAAGTGCCTGCCGCCCCGTTCAGCTCGTTTCCAATTTTTATTTGTAAAGGATTAGGCATTTCTTAATAGAGTTTCTATTCTTGCCGCCGCCATTTTTTCAATTTTATCTTCGATTTCCTTACTTATTCCAAACCATTCTCTTTGAGGTGGGTTCCCTCCTTTACCCCCTTCGTTATGATATACCCCGATTTCTTCCCTTTTTTTGGCTACATTGATAACAGCGGTTTGCTTTGACTTGGTTGCTTTTGGTTTAATATAAGGACCACGTCCCCCAACTCCTTTGATAGACCCTCGCCCCAGCATGAGTCCCGTATCATGCAAGGGTCTATTGGGATATTTGGCTTTTTTTAATGCTTTTCGTCTTACTGTCATGGGTTTTAATGGGGTTAGGGTTTCACCATTGATATCCAATCCCTGTTCGTTCTTATTCACTATATCGCCGATTACCATTTGAGCGGCAATGTTGAATGTCTTACTTAAATCAAAGTTCATTCTGGCAAAAGACCACTTCTTACGAGGCTGTTCTACACTCCAAGATTGTTTAGCCACTTTTCTTTAATACCTCCTGAGCGAATTGTTCACCCATTGTTATTCCTTGTTCTATCTCGTCCATGTGTTCATTTAAGAATGTTAATCCCAGAGTAAGAGCATAAGCTTTAGGGTCTCTTAATAACTTATCCAAATCTATTGATGGAAGAATGTTATTAGCATTATATATAACTTCCTGCTCAAGCTCTATGAGTGATATAGTGTGATTAAGTACCAACTGCGCCAAGTCTATTCAACCCTTGAAATACTGGTTGTTCTAGTTGTTCTGTTTCACGTTCCATTAACTTCTCTTCCTGTACCTCAGTCAGTTTCTTCTCCAATTCCTCATCGGTCATATCGGGATTGAAATATAGGAGGAGGTCACGTTTGGTTATTATCCCTTTAGCCAACTTCCAGTCCAACCAAGCCCTCTCTTCTTGGGGGGACATAGGAAAGGTAACCTCCCCAAAATCCACACTATAATTCTCATTCAATGTAATAACCCCATGAACCTCAAGCAATTTCCTATCTATCTCATATCTATTATGTTCCCATTCCCTAAATAAAGGAATATCGCTTTCCCTGGATTCCATATTCTCAATCTCAAGTATCCTTAATGCTTCACCACTGGGAGAGTTGCCACCACTTTCACCCCACCTGATTCGTAGATGATTATTCTCCGCTGTTTGGTTGGCGAACAGTTTAATAGCCTCAATCATCTCAACCATTCCTGCCCCTGGGGTAACATATTGAAACGTCGCCCCCTCTGGTAATATAATGGCATTATCGATTCCCGATTTAATAGTGCTTTGACCTTCATCTATTCCGGTGAACACTGGTTGTCCAAGTTTAAATCTTACATTCAATGCCAATTCCGTCATGGCTATCCCTATTTGAACCGCTGA